CCAGGTAGCTCTCGTATTTCTCTGTGGCCTGCCGGTAACGTCTTTCCGATCGTTCGCCTCCCCAGTCGGCACCGAACAGGCTGCCCACACTCTTGATGGCACCGCCCACGGTGTTCACCACACCGCTTATCATGCCGCCGATATCCATGCTGAGCAGTGATTGGGCAAACTGGCTGATGCCTTCGCTCATGGTGTTGAATCCTTCCACCACACCTTTCACATTCTCGTCAACAGTGACGCCAAAGCCTTCCAGTGTGGAGATGATGGTACCGGCAGCCTGACCGTAGGATGACATCCTGCCCGCCACACCCTGCAGCGATTGCGCCAATGCCGCCTGCTTTTTCAGACGGTTGTTCTGGGCGGCTGCAAGGTTCCTTTCAGCCTGCTCCTGGGTCAACAGTCCGGCTACAAGTCTGCCGGTCTCGTCCCTATACATACCCGTAACCACTTCACCTCCTGCCATTACGGTGTTCAGGTCTTCCTGGGCGCTCTCCACTGCCGCCTGGGATTCGCCGTACTCCGCCAGCGAACGTTTCAATTCCCGGAAAGGCTTGCGGTCGGCAATCTTCAGGTCTATATCCGTAAGGGCGTTCTGCAGCTCCTTCAGGTCGGAAGGACGCAGCTCTTTGGCGGCGCCATTGATATATTCTTTCAGCTTGTCACGAAGGGCGGAAAGCGCTTCCGTACTCTGTTCGTCCAGATTGCCGAATACGTCAGCCAGGTTGACGGTCTTCTTGAATTCCCCGAAGTCCAGTTCCTTCAAGTCATTGTTCCGTCTCTTTTTCAGTAATTCCTTCTCACCTTCGGTTTCGGCACGGGCCATCCTCAGTGCATAATCCTGTGTAATGGCAAGGCGCTTGTCCTGATAGGTGCCGTACTCCTTGTTATAGTCAATCCATGCCTGGCTGTTCTTTTCGCGCCATTCCTTCTCAATATTGTAGGTATCCTGCAGGTATTGTACCTGCGCAAGGGCGCGTTGTGCCGTCGCGTCGTCCTTCACCTGCTTTTCTTCTTCGGGAGTCACTTTTCTGCCCGCCTTCCTTGATTTCTCCAGTTTGGCAAGGGTATCGCGTTCTTCCTTGGCGATGGCGGCAAGAGTGTCATTATACTCCTTTTCAGCAAGTGCCTTGCGTTTTTCCCGTCCCTCCACCATCACGGCGATGCGGGCGGCCTCCACTTTCCGCTGGGCACGGATGCGGGCGTCGGCAAGTTCGGCGGCATAGTCGGTTTCTGTTTTACCTCCTTTTACCGGTGCCTTTACTTTTATTTTGTCCTTTATATTTGCCGCCTTCAATTCTTCCCGGGCTTCATTCTCAGCTTCAATACCGAGTCGGAAGAATGCATCGGCAGTCTCGTCAATGGCTTTCTTCTGTTTCTCCAGATGTTCCACCCCGTACCGTTTGAGGTCCTCACCGGTTTCATTTACCAGCCCTCTTGACTGGACGGTATTCAAAGTGCCGGCCGTCCTTTCAAGCGTGCCGACCGGACGTTTCTTCTCTTTTTCTATCTCCAGCTGCAGCCTGAGGGACTCTTCGTATTTCTCGGCAGCCATCTTCTGGGCTGCCGCACCTTTGGCGCGGAGCTGCATGGATTTGATGAAAGCTTCCGTATTGCCGACCAGCAGATTCTCCGCGTCGGCGACGTTGGCAACAGCCACATTCAGCCTGTCGAATTCCTCCTTGTTGTCTGTAATGAATTTCTTTTTTGCGGAAAGGTCATTGCCCAGGGAAGCCCATTTCTCCTGTAAGGTTCTAAGCAATACAATATTCTTGCCGATACCCGTATCGGATTCCTGCATCGCCTTGTTCAACTCTTCCTGTGCTTCTGCCAGACCGGCAACTGACTTTTTTCCGGAAAAGAGTGTAGAGAAGAAATTCCCGATTTCCTTGCCGAATACGACAGTCAGCGTGATGGCGGTAGCCATTAAAGTCTGCCACGAGAAAAGGGACGAGAGCACCTGCTTCCATACCGGTGTCGCCTTCTGGCCTGCCGCCGTCAGTCTCTCATACTCCTTTCTGGCATTGCCCACCGCATCCGTAAACATCGGGATGTTGTTGGATATTGCCAGGAAGAACATCTGCGGTCCCATGGCCAGTGACGGAAGCTCGCGGGCTATCTGCGCCATGCTCATCTTCACGCTGTTCAGTTTCGGTGCGGGGTCATTGCCTATGACGGGTGTCTCGCCCGCCCGTTTTTTGGCAGCCTCGTATTCCTTAAGCTGTTCCTTCAACCCGCCGATGGTACCCTTCAGCGCCTGGATGTCAGCCATCTCCCTCTCACCGGCAAGCCCTTGTTTCTGGAGATTCTTATACTCCTTCTCCAAATCCTTCAGCTCCAGTTTCAGATGCCCGATCATCCGCCTGGTGAAAGCCTCCATGTTGGCCACGTTGCCTTCCACCGATCTCATGCCCGCCAGCGTCTTGTCATCCAGGAATATTTCAAGTTTAATGGGATTCATCAGCGTTTTCCTCCTCGTCAAGCAATTGTTGTAAATAGTCCGCCGGAGATATGTCCGGCTGCCCGTTGCGGCTTCTCCTCTCGGCAACCATCTCCTGCGTGGTCTTCTTCCTTCCCGGCACATGGCGGGGGAAGTCCTGCCACATCAGCATCAGCATCGGGTAGTTCACACCGCGCATGATGTAGTCCACACTCCAGCCCGTGTCACGGGCTATCTGTCCCACGAGACCGAACGGGCTATGGGCGGGTTCCATGTACCCCTTTAACTCCCGTTCTGTTTTCTTTGGCTCAGATTGGGCGCTGTCAGGCTCATTACCTCGGCCAATCTGATAATATTCCCGAAAGGGATGGTACTCATCGTACTGAGTGCAATCATCCAGGCGTCTTCCAGGGCGACGGGGTGCATGCAGCTGCGCAGCATCCATGCCACCGGACGGTTCAGAAGCCTGCCCAACACCCTGCCGCGGACGATGGCATATGCCACCATGCGGCTCACTGTCCTGGTGTGCTTCACCATAAACTCCAGCTTCTGTTCAAAGGTGTAGGCCCTGAGTTCCTCGTGTATCACACCCAGTTTCAGATACATCCGTGCCATGCGGCAGCGGCTTTCCAGGGTTGGTATCCGCATCACCCAGCGGATGTGTCTCCCTCCGGGAAGCCGCAGCGGAAGGGAGATGCCGGCATCCGACATGACCCTCTCCGCAAGGGATTCCATTTCAAAGTTCGGTTTCATGGGCAGCCCCCCCCCATTAGCCTGCAGCCTCGGTACCCGTATCCGGGTCGATGCCCTTGGCGAAGAGCTTCATGCGCTTGCCCTCGGCATCCTTCAGCAGCTCGATGTTCAGGGAAAGCCCCAGCACGTTGGATGAGTTGATGCCGTTGGCAAAGTCACTGCCGGTCACCTTGGCATTGTAGAAGCGCAGGGTCTCGCCGCTGTCGGCAACCACGTCCATCACGCCCGTGGCTTCCCAGTTCTCGGGGGGCTCCCAGTTGTTCTTGGCGTCCTTCGTGCCGCCGATGGTGTTCACCAGGCTCTCGGCGTTCAGCTCTATCAGGGTGCAGGTGAATGCCTTCTTGCCGGGATTGGTGGTGAGTGTCATTACCGGGCCGTCCTTCACCTGCGCGGCGTAGATGTCCGTGGTACTCGGGGCGCTCCCGGCGGGCTGCAGGCCTTCCTCGCTGATAAGGCCGATTTCCTTCTCCTTGAATTTGAGGTGCGCCAGTCCGTAAATTAATCCGTCCATAAATTCTTTTGTTTTTTAAGTTCTGTTCAATCGCCGTTTAATCAGTATCAGAAGAAGGACGGCAACGGCCAGCCGACCTGTCCATATTTGAAACCACTGCCAGCCGGTGGGTTCCCTTATCACCTCAGGAGGCAGGGTCTCTACCGCTGAGGATGTCTCGTTGCGGATACGTGTCAGTTCTTCCGTCAGCATTATTACCTGGCGTGCCAGACTGTCGCAGGTGGCAGTCACCTCCAGGCTGTCTTCCGATATGCGGTTGACATTCACTGTTGCCTGCCCGCTGCGCTTACTGAAGCCCGTCCCCACAGGTATCGAGGTCAATATCTTCGTCGGAAATGCCGTCCTCGCCACACTGGGAGGAACGGGCTGCTGAAGGAGAGCGAACCCGCTTCTGCCTTGCAGGCTGTCGGTATGATGGCTGGTCTGCATCGATTCCCCCTGACTTCTGCAACTCGATACGGATAGGACAATCATTATAATGGCGGCAAGTGGAAGCCTTACGGATAGTACGGTTGAGTTCACGTACCGCCTTGTTAAGCTTGATGTTCTCATTCTGCAATTCAATTAATGTCCCCGAAAGGTTGTCATACATTTCTTTATAGGCATCGTTCCGCTCCTTGGCGGCGATTACCTTGCTGTTCTCCCGGTGTCTCAACCATGCCCAGAGGGAACCGGCAATGCCGCTCGGCACAAGCCACTGGAGAATCTGCATTATCGTTTCCATGTTCATGACCAAGTAGTTTTCAATAATCACTTAAAGCAGGCTCCAACCCGTGATAATGTCCTCCATCACGGCAGGTACTCCGTTTTCCACCTGCGACATCGCAGCCGCAAAAGCGCACATCGTACCTTGATCACCCACATCGGGTACATAGCTTGCCGGCACCTGCATCTCCTTGCACACACGGCTGATGTAACCGTTCGTGTTGTTCTCTGTGGGCGGTGCCCAACGGCGGATAAAGTCGGCAATGGTGCGGCAACCGTGTTTGCGGCGATAGTTCTGTAACAACTTAAGACCGGCACGGTAGCCGTAGGCCATCGTCCTGAACTGGCAGAACGAACGGTCCTGCGAAGGCCGGATCTCCCCCTGCCACACGGTGGTGGCAGAGAGACGGATATTCAGCGGGTTATTGTTGCGTAGTCCTCTGCTCATCACTCGCTGATATCTGAAGTTCCGATACTGATGTAGGCGTTTCCGTCGTACATCAACGTGGTGACCTTGCTTGCGGCACAAGCCACCTCGCCGATGGTCTGGGCATTGACACTGCCGTTCTTGACGATGAGCAACGAACCTGCCTGAACTTGCGTGTCCAGCGTGAAAGTCGTTGCGGCGGTTCCGGCTGCAATATCCACAATCTGGGGATTGCAGTCATGTACCAGGGACTTGTCTTCGGGTTTGCGGGTTACGGCAACCGGGAACGGTATCTGTACACAGCGGTCACCTTCTTCTGTATAGGGGGCGAAGAAGTCAAAGCTTCTCCGCGATTTCATGTTAATGTAACTCATTGCACTTTAATTTTCAGGGTTAGGATTTCTTCGTGGTAAACATGGCGCCCAGATACTTGCCGGTGATGGGCAATGCGATACCGCGCATATTGAATCCGAGCACATCACCGCGGTATTCAGGGTCGTTCAGACGGTAGTACATGTCCTCCATGCTCTTGGCACGGCAGACGGCGTCACGGTACCATACGGTGGAGGCGATGGCGTCCGTATCGCGTACCGGAGCGTCCCATTCCACTTTCTTGCCCGTAGTACCGTTGTATTTGGGCACCATGGAAGTGACGTGAATTTTAAAACCGAACATGGAACCGGTGGAGAAGAACGTCTTGAACATCTCCAGGTCCTGGAGCTGAAGGTCAGTGGCATGGTAGGGATGCAGTGCCAGGATTCGTCCTTCCTTGGGTACCCGCATCATGTCAAGCCGCGTGGAGAGCGCCAGGACCTTTTCATAGGTCATGGCCACATAACCGGTACCCTGTTTGCTGGCGTTGCCGTCGTTGATTTTCAAGACCGGAGTGGTCTCGCTGTCCTGAGTGGGTGCCCAGTTGTAGATGGCCAGCTCGGAGAACTGCATCTGCAGGGACTTCTGATGTCCGGCAGCCACACTCCTGCGTTTCTCGGCGGATTCCTCGATTTCGATGGCGTTGATATGTACGGTGTTTTCCGTATCGAAGCGCTTCATCGGAATCTTGTAAGGCTTGTCGCCGCGTGCCACTACCGGTATCGGATATACCTCATTGTCGATGAATACCCTCGGGTCGATACCCGCTTCCTGCAGGTTCAGGTACTCGTTATCGGTCCACATGCTGAAATCACGCGAGTCGGAAACGAACGAGGTTTCCGGATAGAACTTCTCGATAATCTCGGGAATCCAGATTTCCTTGTTAAGGCCATCCGCCAGACAGCCGGTAAGTTGCAACGGAACCAGCGAAAGCCCCATCTGGATGCCGAACATCAGGTTGTGGTCGATGCCGATACTCTGGGCAAACAGGCCTGAGGTGGCGAAATTGAACAGCAACGCTGTGAGCAGTGAAAAGATGAATTTTGTCTTCATTGTCTTTTTATCTTTATGTTTATAAAATGATTATTCCGGGTACTTACCGTAGGCTTCATGGAACTTCTCCCGGTAGAGGTCCCTGTCTTTTTTCAGTTCTTTCAGCAGGTCCTTGTCAAGGATTTCCTTGAAAGTCATGTCTGCCAGCTGCAGGTTTCCTCCGGCCTTTCCTCCGGTCTGTACCTGGGGACTGACAGGTTGACGTACGGAAATGGAGCTGAGGCGTACTTCGGCCTTTGCAAAATCAACGGCAAAGTCCTCCAGCCAGCTCTCACGGCCTTTGGCGTCAATACGCCCGTCTTTAACAGCCGCGTCCACCAGGGCGACGGCTTTTTGCTTATTGGCTTCCTTCTCCTTCGTCTCAAAGGCCGTCACACGCTCCTGCAGTGTCTGTTTTTCGCTCTTGAGCGTGGCGTTCTCGGCCTGCAGGCTGTCGCGCAAAGTAATCAGTCCCTGCACGGCTTCCCGGATAGCCTGGTCGGATGCGGAGTCCGACAATTTCAGCATCTGTGTCAAATAACTCATATTCTCCTCTTTTTTATGGTTAATACTGATTTTTTTATCCATCAGTCTGACAAGCGCCTGCCCGTCAGACAAGTCTATACGTTTGTTCGTCGCGCGGTCATACATGGCAAGGGCGTTATGGTTGGAACCTATGGGGCAGACGGACATCTCCCGCATGGTCCACTTTATGGCTGTAGGCCCTGTCTGTCCCGGAAGTTTCAATGCGGGGTCATCACTGACCTCTTCAGGAGGCCAGGCGCCGATACTGGCCATGCGCAGGAAGCCGCGCTCCACCTTGCCGGCTATTGTGCGCCCTTTTTCGTCCTCCTCGTCGAAAACGACATCCACCAGAATCCTGCCGTCCTCCACACGCACGTTTTCGCCGCGTCCTATCGGGGTGTCCCAGTCATTATGGTTGTAAAGTACCACGGGGTTCTTTCTGAATTCTTCCAGGTTGGCCCCCGAGGTCAGCATGCGGAAACCGTAAGTGTTTACGGATTCGTCATGTACGCAGAATGTATATGTCTTGCCCATCGCTTTTCCCGTTTTGTCTGCTGCAAAATTCAGAGATAAAAAGAAGGTGTGCAAATCCCCCTGTAACAGTTTCCTTCCGGCTGGAAACTGTTACAAGCCAGGTGGAAACCATTACAGACGGATTATTTTAATCGGTATGCGCTGCCTAACTTTGTACTGTAATAATCAAGAGAATGAATATGTCCAAGACACTAACGAACCAACAGAAGAAGGACTGGGCGAAGATGCTCTACATGCAGGGAGAACTGCAAAGCAGGCAGATAGCCGAAAAGGTGGGCGTCAGCCCTGTCACCATGAGCAAATGGAGCAGGGAGGGCAACTGGGAGATGCTGCGGGCGGCAGTCACCACCACGAGGGAGGAGCAGATACGCAACCTCTACATGCAGATAGCGGAAATGAACAAGGCCATAGCCGAGCGCGGTGACAAGTATGCCACTTCCACCGAGGCCGACACCATCAACAAGCTGTCCGCCGCCATCGCCAAAATGGAAGGGGACTACGGCATAGCCGATATCATCAGCGTGAGCAAACAGATCCTTTTCTGGCTACGCAAGCGTGATCCGCAGAAGGCAATCGAACTGAGTTATTATTTTGACGAATTTGTAAAGGAGAAATTAAGGTAACGCCATGGCAAGAAAAAGACTGACAGGAAACACCAGGGCACTCTCCGACGACTGGGAAGAAACCCTCAGACAGATACGCACACAGACCGCCGTTGACTTCACCATGACCGGGGAGGAAAAGGCAAGGAGATTGCGCGAGCTGGAAGCGGACCCTGTCGCATGGGTGAAGTTCATGTTCTACAGATATGCCAAATACGAGTTTGCAGGATTCCAGAAGAAAGCCATCAGGCGCATCATCGGGCATTCAGACGGGAACTGGTACGAAGTGCTGAGCTGGGCGCGTGAGCTGGCAAAGTCCACCATCGTGATGTTCATAGTACTCTACCTGGTCATCGTGAAGAAGAACAAGCGGTGCGTCATCATGGCATCGGCGACCAATGACGGCGCGAGGAAGCTGCTGAACCAGTACCGGGCACAGTTCGAGGCGAACGAGCGGCTGAAATATTTCTACGGCAACCTCATCGGTGACAAATGGACGGAGGACTATTTCACCCTCAGCACCCGCGTGTCGTTCATGGCAATGGGATGGGGACAGTCACCGCGCGGAGTCAAGATGGACGAGGTACGCCCGGACGTATTGCTCATGGATGACTACGATACCGACGAGGAATGCCGCAACCCGGAGACTGTGAACAACAAATGGAACTGGTTCGAGCAGGCGCTGTTCTTCACCCGCTCCATCAGCGAGGCGCTGCTTACCGTCTGGACGGGGAACGTCATTGCGAAGGACTGCTGCGTCTCACGTGCCGGCAACAAGGCAAGGGAACTGGCCGCAAGGGAGAAGCCCATCGGAAACTGGGACATCATCAATATACGCATGGTGGATATAGGCAAGCCCGATCCGCAGGCGGATTACCAGTTCGGAACGTCCGTATGGCCGGAAAAGAACACCGAGGAGACGATAGACGAGGTACTGGCACAGGTGAGCCTCGCCAGCGGGCAGAAGGAGTGTTTCAACAACCCGGTCGTGGAGGGTTCCTACTTCAAGGAGATACGCTGGGGAGAGTGCCCGCCCATAGGCAAGCTCAAGTATATTGTCAGTTACGGGGACCCGGCACCGAGCAACACCACCGGCAGGAAGGCGAAGAAGAACTCCTTCAAGGCGAATTTTCTCATGGGGCTGTATGAAGGTACGCTCTATGTTTATACCGGCTATCTGCAGCACGTCACCAACGATGAGTTCGTAAACTGGTACTACTACCAGCACGACTACGTGAGGGAACGGGCGCAACAGCGCAACTATATAGAGAACAACAAGCTCCAGGACCCGTTCTACCAGCAGGTGTTCGTGCCGTTGTTCCTCGCCAAGGGAAAGGAGAAAGGTTATTATATCAACATCTCGCCCGACGGTCGCGACAAGCCCGACAAGTTCGTACGCATCGAGGGAAACCTGGAACCGTTGAACCGTGCCGGACGCCTGGTATTCAACGTCCGTGAAAGGGACAATCCCCACATGCAGCGCCTGGAAGAGCAGTTCCGTCTCTTTGATGACGGGCTGCCTGCGCCTGCAGACGGACCGGACGCTATCGAGGGGGGGTATTACATGTGCCAGCAACTGAACGCCCATATGGAAGCCGGAAGCTACTGGATAGGAAGACGCCCCCATAATAAAAAAAGAATGTGACAAACCATTAAACATGAAAATATATGGCTTATTTGGAAATCGAGGAAATGACAACCCATATCTATGAGGAGGATATGGATACCATCAGCCATGGCGATGACGCGGCGATGATGTCGGCCATAGACGCCGCCATAGAGGAGGTGCAGGGATATCTTACCAAGTACGACACGGGAAAGATATTCGCCGCCAGGGGAAAGGAACGCAATCCCATATTGCTGCTTTTTGTAAAGGACATAGCCGCCTGGCACTTCTGCAATATCTGCAATGCGGGCGTTGACATGGAAATGCGTGAGAAACGTTACGACCGTGCGGTGGAGTGGCTCAGAAACAACCAGAACAGACAGAATCCCAACCTGCCTGCC